GCGGTAGAACGCAGGGTTCAACTGCTTGGCAGTGTAGAACGTCTTGAACGACGCATAGGTGCGCTGTCCGTAGATGTCGCTCTTGTCGGGAGCATCCAGAATCGTGACCTTAGGTGCGTAAGGCGATCCGGTTGCAGCAACCGCCGTCAAGTGAGGCACGCCGAAGGCCTGCCCACCGAGAACGATGGAAGCGTAGTTGGTTCCGGTAGCTTCGGTGTTTACACCGTAGGCAGCCGTTCCAGCCGTCAAGTTGTTTGTGGTTTCGATCACGCTCACGCCGAAGAGCCGACCAACTTCGCCACGGAAGATAGCATCCGGAGCAGAGTAGGAGGACACACGGAGGAAGTCATCGTCGTTCATCAAGTCACGAGTGACCTGAGGAGGAGCAACGAGGACGTAACCATCTTTGATCTTGGGAGCGCGGTTGACCTTTAGGGCAGTCGCGGCATCCAACAAGTCAAGAGCAGTCATCGAAGCATTAGCTGCCGATGCGCTTTGGAAGTTGGTTCCGTTGGTTCCGTTCTGAGCATAGCGGGTATAAGCCGCAGCAGAGACGGTTGTTCCAGCAGTCGTGGAGTCAGTCGTGTTTAGGACCAACGCGCGATGTGACAATGTGTCGGCATGCAACGCTGCGTCTTCACCGAGTTGCTTGGTCGCTTGGGCCAAATGATTGAAAAGTTCGGTGGCCAGCAAAATATCCGTGAGGACGATGCTAGAACCGTACTGAACAAGGGTGGCTTCAACCGTGGTGAGGGTCAACTGACGTTCACCAGTTCCGCCCGTAGGAGTCGTTCCTTCGGAGAGAGTGGTGATCGAGCTGATGCTAGGGTTGTCAAACCGGAAAAAACGTACGGTTTTGTTGCCGCCAGTTTTCGTCGGGTAAGGAACCTTTTGGGCAAACTGCTCCATCTGGAGCAAGGGGATCTGCCGTTCTAGGAGTTGTTTTGAGAAAAAGGTCTGAAACTGTGCAGAGACAGACCCTGTAGTTACGTTAGCCATTGTAGTATTATCTTTCTGCTAGATCCAACGATTATAAGCGATCAGCTTCTGCTGCCATCTTCAACAATTCCATTTCCTGCTCCTTGCTGGAGAGTTCATGGAACTGCTTCTGACGTGCAGGAGCCGAAGGCTGACTGTTCGCCGGAGTCGTAGCTTTTCTCAGTCGAGTCAGTTCGGACTCGTACTGCGCAATCTTCTTTTCCAAGCCAGAGGCGGTTTCCGCCTTCAAGTGCATCTTAGCCAAACCAACAGCATCTTTGATTCCAGCGGGATAGTTCCGCAGAATCGCGTGCCGTTGGAGCAAATCGGAAACAGCTTTGTAGAGTGGGGTAGAAGAGTCTTTGAGTTCAGGGTTGGAATCGACCTCTTCCATAAGGTTCTTATCCCAGGCAGACTTCATTTCAGTCTGCACCTTCTGCTCAAACGCCTTCTTTTGCTCTACCTCAATCTCGCCTGCTTTGTTTTCAGCGAGTTTCGCAAGATCGTCACGGCCTTCATCACGGTAGCTCTTTGCTGCTTCCCGGTAATCTTCCGCGCTAAACTTGCGACTGTTTCCATTTGTCTCTGCCTCAGAAGACGCTTGACCAGCCTTTGCAACCTTGGCTGCTTCAAGTGCCTCCCTTTCAGCTTGGAGTCTTGCTCGTTCCGCTTTGACATCGTCCCACTCTTTTGCGAGTCGAGACTGCGCCCTTTGGTACTTGCTTTGCTTCTTTTCTTCGGAAGCCGACTCTGACTTGGGTTCATCAGATTGCTCTGTTAAAGAACTTTTGGTTGAAACGGTTTCAGTCTTAGGGACTTCATCCGTCACCACATCAATCGACGTGGATTTGGTTTCGGTGGTTTCGGGAGTCGCGGGTTGCTCCGAGTTATCTCCGCTGGCCTTCTCCGATTCAGTTCCGCTTGTTTCAACTGGAGCAATTGGTGCTGGTGTGTAATCCACGCCTTCATCTGCTGCTCTAGCCAAAGCCAAGACTTCCGCCTCGGTTGGGTTATTCAATTCCGCCATTTTGACCCTTTCTTACACCGCCCTACAGGGAGTCATTCTGTAGAACAGGTTAGTTGACGGCAGTTTCATCAGACCCATCCATGCCGTCTTGGATGGCTGAGTTTAGTTTTGAGGCTGCAAGCGATTCAAGAACCGCTACGCAACCTCGAAATCCTTTAGCATATCCGCAAGCCTCTGCAAGTTCCGCATTATTCTTTTCTGTGGCAGAGGCGTTATTACGCAAAGTTAGATTCAAAAGGATAAGGCTTAAACGCTTGCCAGATGGCGTACCAAGGAAGGATGTCAACGCCTTCTCATCCTCGCTATTCCACTTGGGTTCGTTGACCCAAGACTGATGCCTAATGAAAGCTAGTATTGCCTTTAGTTTTCTCATTTGGTGTTGACTATGGCAAATGATGTACAGCCGTCGTTTGCAATAGCTTTGATCGCCAAGCTATGCCTTGTGCAAAACTCGTCAACTGCTTTCTTGACTCCAAACTCATATTGTGTCTTGGCCTTATCCATATTCATTGAGTAGTCGTGACCCATAATTAAGCCATCTGGCTTTACCAAGATCCTAGCCATCTCAAGGTCAATCTTCACACCTGGGTAGGAGTGGTCGCCGTCAAGGTATATAAAATCAAGCAAATTGTCTGGCAAACTAGCCATAAAGAAGAATGACGGACCTTTGACAAGCTTTACTACTGGATCTTTATGGTACTTGTCGTGTAGTGCAACAAGCGATTCGTTTAGGTCAATATGCCTTAAATTGTTTCCGTCAACGTCGCCAGACGGCCATCTGCCTTCAAATAGGTCAACCAAGTAAAGTACGCTTGGATTCTTGCTTCTTAATTTAGCGGAGAAGTCGCCAGCAAATACTCCGATTTCTGCGCCAGCCATGCCTTCCTTGACGAAGGCATCAACCATCAAATCTCTTGTATCAAATTGCTCTATCAAGCAACCATCGAACCAGCTTGTTGAGCCTGCATAGCTTCGGGAGGCAATTGCTGTCCCTGCTGTTGCATTTGAGCTTTAGCCGCATCACGAAGTTGTTTCTGGATTGCGCGGGATGTGTTCGGGTCAACCTGTTCCAAGGCAGCCAAGTGCTGTTGCAAGTGTGCCATCAGAACTTGCATTGCACTCTGATCGACCTGCTGTTGCCGCTGTTGAGCCGCTTGGTTAAACGCGAAGAGAACGGATATATGCGCTTTGTGATCATCGCTAGGCTTGATGGCGACTGGGAATCCAGTTGCAAGCATAGTCGCGATTTCAGTCGCTTGATCTTCAGCTTGATCGCCAGAGGCTGCGTTTGGATCTTGGAAGAGTCTGCGGACCAGCGAGGGATCATCTTGTTCAAGCACAGACTTTACCAGTTCGCCCTGGTTGATGAAAGGATTATTTTGGAACATCTGCATCCGAGATACAGATTTCTGTAACGCAAACTGGCGGTTGATAAAGTCCAACCCGCCCTTCGGTTCGATTGCGTACTGGTCGTGGATTCCCTCTGGAACCATCTGGCCAGTTTCTTCCGCATACCGATACATCAAATCTTCCTTTGCGTACTGGACGTACAACGACCAGCACTGACGGAACAAGTGAGCTAGGCTCATTCTGAAGATACGATTGCGTAAGTCACCGGAGGCTGCCGCTTGTGCCTGTACCGCTGCAATCTCAGTAGCAGTCTTGCGATCCGATACTTGGAACTGCGAGCCAGCACCAAAGTCAGGGCTGCCCATCCGTTGTTCCGCAAGCATACGCTCTTCGAGCATCAGCTTCTGGAAGTCGAATGGAGGTTGGCTGAACTGAACTGGCTTTAACCCTTGCGGAAGGATTTGACCAGGTTGCATCTTCAGATTCGCTGTGTTTAGCGAGATCGGATTCTGCGCTTCAAAGACGGGTCGGTTGGCCAGCTCTACATAGTCGCTGAGGGAATTTTTGAGCTTATTTAATAGGTTCTCGCCTGGGAGGAGGATTTCTGCAACTCCGCGAGGACTATACCAACCGCCCCCTGTCAACTCATAGGGGAAATCTACGAAAGGAGGCTCGCCGTGTTCATACGGCAAGTAGAAAGGTTTGCGAACATCAGTCTCGACTTCAAGTGGGCTGTAGGTCTGAACCTTCCAGCCTTTGTCGGACGGAGTGTAAAGCTCCCACAAAATAATCGTGTCGTTGCCAGATTCCTGCGTAATGCCTTCACGACGATAAATCTCGTCTTGGATCTCGCTACGAAGACCAACGGACTGATTTACCTTACCGCTGATCTTGGAAACAAAATCCTTATCTTGCTTGTACATCGGATTGGATTTGTAGGAATCAACCGAAACAAGAATGATGTGAACGATGAAGTCAGCCTCTGCCATGCTCTTGCTGTACGCAGGCACGACTAGGTGGAAGGGATCAATCGCTTCAAAGCTGATCTGCTTCTTGTCCTCGTTCCATAGAACCTTGGACACACCACGGCCATACAACAATAAGTTGTCGATAACCGAGACAATCTCTTTCTGGAAGTTGGACTGCTCGCGCATCTTGTAATCAAACCAACGCTCCGCAGATACGGTTAGCGGTGTCAACTGCTGGCGCATAGGGACGAAGCTGGAAAGGATGTCGTTGCCGATTGCGCTGTTGACGAAAGAAGGCTTTAGCTTCTCAATTGCTCCGTCAATCAACTGGACGTGAAGGTCAGCAGCAGAAGGCCAAGGCTTCATCTTACGACGCACACCGAAGTAGCGAGCTTGATAGAACAGCCGTTGACGATTCTCCCAAGTCTCACGCTGGTTCAAGCAGTCAATGATCCGCATGTGATAACCTTCGCGTGCTTCAAGATTCTTCATTTGTTACGCTCCACTTTTAATTCGTATGAAAGATCGTTGACGGCATTCAATGCCTTCCTAGCCCACTCGCGAGTACCAGGAGTACCACGGCGAATTTCGGTATAGTTAGGATCTTTCATCAGCTCCTCAACTACCCCTGTCGTGTGGGTTACTGGTGTCGTTGTTGCGCACCCACCAAGACTCGCCACGCAAATCACGCTCAATAGCATTGCGGTTATCCCGCCACTCACCTTCGATGTTTTGTGTTCGCTTCTGCTTCCAACCTGGAATGATGCGGAACACGGCTGCGATGATCTCAAGGATTGCACGCAGCACAAATAAACTTATTTAATATTCAGTCCGACTGTCTTGAGGAAGTTCACGATCTTTTCCAAGAACGAGTCATCCGCTGGGGTCGGGGTGAGTTTAACAATAATGCGTGCGGCAAGAACGATGCCACCAACGGCGGCTACGATCTCTTGCCAATTTGAAGTAATCCAATTCCAGATGTTCATAGTTTTATCCTCCTGCGTCAAACCCAGCCATGACCGGATCGTTGTGTTCCATCATTTGGCTGAGAAGTCTCCAGCTTGGACGTTCCACAGCG